GATGTTCCAGGCCCTAAGATCAGAAAATCCGATCCTAAAACTAGGGGAAGACGACCAGAGCATGAGTGGACTCCAATGGATGTCGCTGCAGAGTTTTCTTATCGTGTCGGGCGCAAGTACCCCTTACTCCCTGGAACAGTTAGCGTCAAGCAACTCTCAGGAGCCCTGGCTAAATTTAGAAAGCAATACGAAACCAACGCCCTCATTGAGTTAGAGTTACTCCGTCTGTTTATGGCAGATGAGAGAAACTTTAAGAACATTGGCGATGAAGCACCTATGCTGTATAAGATGTACCTTGCTTCTTTTGGGAAGAAGATGAATCAAGCCAGAGAGAACCTTGGTCTTAATAAAATTAACGCCCCAATAGATACATCAGTTAAGATGGGAACAATGCAAGCAAGTGATGGACGTACTTTCCAGAATTCACTTTCTGGTAGAGCACAACTAGCAAGATATGAAAAACGATTAAAGGAGAATATAAATGGCTAAAAAAATAGTAAAAACATTTAAAGCAGAGTTGCATAAAAATGTTTCAAAAGGTGGGGGTTGGCTAGGAAGCCTTTCTGCAACACAAATTGATCCAGTATCAGGTAGAGAATTAGTGCTTTTTTCTTCTACAACGGCATGGTCTAGTTTATCAGCAGCAAAACGTTGGGTTAAATACTTTGTTCAAAATCAAACTACAAGAAAAAGCATAAAGTACATTACAACTGAACATAGAGATGAAAAAGGAAAGCCCATATCATATATAGGTACCTTTAACTATCGTCAAGAAAGCAGTGTATAGACACAACTAATGCGTAACAAACTCACTATTTCTTTTGATCCATTAAATGAGAATGTTTCTATAAATGGAGATTATCCAAAACGGTCAAGGCAAAGTTACGAATGATGGAGTTCAGTTTTTTCTGCCCTTCCTGTAAAGAGAGGGTTCACGGCATTGCAACTGAGCGTGATAGTATGAATTTAGATTTAAAGTGTTACTCTTGTAATACCGATTGGGAAAAGGTCATAGTAGATAGAGGGTCAGATGAATAACAGATTAATTTATCCAACTAATAATATAGCGCTTAGATTTTTTGGCGATGTAATGATAATGGTTGGTTCCTGGATCCTAAATATAGGCATGCGGTATGGCGGTATGTATGAGTATGAGTTTGAAGACGACGATGTATGACATCAATCAACTCTCAGCCTTAAAGAAGCACTGGCTACTTCGTAACTCAAATATCCCACGTCGCTTCCTCGGCCTTGAGCCACAAGACCTTGTGGACAGAGCAGGATCCTTTCCTGACGAGGTGAGTACGTGGATAGATGACTGCGTGAGCGGTCAGGTTATAAAGCAGATCGGCCATATCGGAGTTAATGGAGTTGGTCTTCTATTTGATGGTGGACCTGGAATTGGTAAGACGACCCACGCAGTAGTTGCTGCTATGGAGTTTGTTCGCCGCCTTCCTGATACTGATGCAGAGGCTGCAAAGGTATTGGGCATGAGTGCATCTGACTTTGGTCTTGGCGCTAGGCCCGTGTACTACATGACTTATCCTGAATTCTTATCTAGAAAGAAAGCAACCTTTGATTCTGACTTTGAGGATAAGAAGCAATCTGTCTATGAGATAGATGGCTTTCATGGCAGATCTAAATTTGATTGGTTAAATGTAAGAATTCTTGTGATTGATGACTTAGGAAAAGAATATGGTTCTAAGTACGATGACTCATCATTTGATGAGATACTACGTCTTAGATACGACAAGGCTCTGCCAACAATTATTACAACCAATGTAAAATTAGAGAATTGGGAAGCAGAGTACAAGGAAGCAATGGCAAGTTTTGCTAACGAAGCCTTTATTCGAGTTCCAATAGTCGGTGCAGATTTAAGAGCAGCACAATGAAAGGGATGAGCATGGATAGTCCTTGGCGGACAGTTCAATTGTTTATCTCTTCTCAGGCTGCGGGCGTGTTTGAGGTTGAGGTTGATACTGGAACAAAAAGAGTCAGGTGTAGTTGCCCTGTTTGGAAAAAGAGTTTAAAGTGTAAGCACGTCTCTTTTGTTAACAATAAAATGAGAATGAACAACGGACATTATTCGATCCTTGTGCCAGAAGAAATCCCAGAAGAGTTAGCCTCACAAGCCAACTCTGACCCAAAGACATTTCGTGATTTTGTAGTTAGGTATGCTAAAGTCGAGGTACTATGAAAAATGGAGACATATCAAACGTCTCCTCTCCGCAAGTCATTTGTGTAACAGATGTAGTAATTCCTTTAGTAGAAGAAGTTACTAAGAAATTATTAGTTACAAAAGTTGGCTTAAAGTTAGGGGAAATAAATCTTCAGGGTGCTAACAAACTCTGGTTGTTATCAAACAATTATGGTATCTCTTTAGAGTTAGCAGGTTATGCTGATCAAGGGTGGACCAAAGAGTTACTTGAAAAAGCCTTTGAAAAGTTAGAAAGAGAAGTAGTCAATCCATTTAACTATTGGAACCTCTACGAGGACCCAGGTGAGTTAGTTAGAAAACTTCCTTACCGTGCTAATCTTCGTGGCGTAGTAGATGTTCAATGGAGAGTAGCAAGATACGGATCAGCAGGAATAGAACTAGATAACTTGTAAGAGGGGGCACTAAATGGCATCTGACAACGAACATCGTTTAGTCAGTAAGGTCATCCGTGATCGAGACATTGTTCCAGCACTACAGCGTGGTGTTAATGAGTCTTGGTTTTTAGATGACGACAACCGTAAAGCATGGTCATTTGTTCGTAAACACTATGGTGAGTACAGCGAAGTTCCTACTGCCGTAACAGTAAAAGATCATTATCCCAATTACAAAGTTTTAGATGTTCAAGACAATCTTGAGTACCTGTTGGATACCATGGTTGACTTTCGTCGCAGATTACTTACTCGACAAGGTCTTGAAACTGCAGTTGAACAATTACAGGACAACAATCACGATGCCGCTCTCCTTGCAATGGAAGCAACTATTACTAAGGTTAATGAACAAGGCATTCTTGGCACACATGAAATAGACTTAACTAAAAATACAGAACAACGTTATAAAGAATATCAAGCCCTACAGAACGAAGAGTTCTTAGGTATTCCTACTGGTTTTTCAAAGATAGATGAAGCAACGGCAGGTTTACAAGGCGGTCAATTAATAACAATAATTGCTCCACCAAAAACTGGTAAGTCGCAGATTGCATTAAAGATGGCTGTCAATGTTCACATGCAGGGATTTATTCCAATGTTCCAATCTTTTGAAATGAACAACCACGAACAACAACAAAGACACGATGCAATGAGAGCAAATATTTCTCATGGCAGATTACGTCGTGGAAAACTATTACCAGCAGAAGAAGATAGATACATAGATATTTTAAATAAAATGGAAACCGAACCATCTTTTCATTTAATTGACGCTGTAAATGGAATTACGGTCTCAGCCTTAGCAGCAAAGATTGAGCAAACAAAACCAGACATAGTATTTGTAGACGGTGTGTACTTAATGTTGGATGAAGTAAGCGGAGAGATGAATACCCCACAAGCAATAACAAACGTTACTCGCTCATTAAAACGTTTGGCTCAAAGAGTAAACAAACCAATCATCATCACAACACAAACCTTGTTATGGAAAATGCGTGCTGGAAAAGTTACGGCCGACTCAATTGGTTACTCATCTTCTTTCTTTCAAGACTCTGATGTTATTTTAGGACTAGAACCAGTTGAAGAAGATGAAGATATTAGACTATTAAAAATTGTTGCTAGCCGTAACTGTGGTCCTAGTGAAACTGCTTTAACTTGGCGTTGGGAAACAGGTTGCTTTCATGATGAAGAACAGATGATGAAATGCAAATTTTGTTCTGATTGGGGCCGTGTGTGATTGATGTAGAAAAAATTCTTTTATTTTTAGAGGTGTCTCTTCACGCACAAAGAGGTTCTGAAGTAAATGGTTTATGTCCAATGCATAAACAAAGAACAGGTAAAGATGATCACAGGCCTTCTTGGTGGATAAACACGGAAACAGGCGCCCATATTTGTTTTTCCTGTGGGTATAAAGGAAACATCTATACTTTAATTTCAGATGTAAAAGGTATTGATTACCATGATGCACGAGATTACATAGACGACACAGCAGAAGTTCCTATTGATTCTTTAATGAAAAGAATTAAAGAGTTACCACAGTATGTTGTTGCTGAAGAAACCATACCCATGTCTGAGGCTAGATTAGCGGTCTACGGAGAACCGCCCGACATAGAACTAAAGAAAAGATTTTTAACACGAGAAGCCGTAAATAAATATGAAGTTTTATGGGACGAAACAAGTGAAGCCTGGATATTACCCATTCGTGATCCTGAAACTTTTTCACTATTAGGTTGGCAAGAAAAAGGTGCTAGAGGAAGATTTTTTAAAAATCAACCTGCTGGAGTTAAAAAATCTAAAACTGTTTTTGGAGTTCAACATTTAAACGAGGAACAATTAATAGTGGTTGAATCCCCTTTAGATGTGGTGAGGTTAGAGTCTGTTGGAATTTGTGGATCCGTATCAATTTATGGCGCAATGATGAGTGAAGAGCAAGCAAAAATAATTCGTAGAGCAAAAAGAGTAATAGCAGCATTTGATAATGATCCTGCTGGAAAAAAAGCATGTGAACAAATACGAGACTATGCTCGTAAATATGGTTTTGATTTATTGTTTTTTAATTACAAAGATATTGATGTAAAAGATGTAGGAGACATGACTCCGTCAGAAATATCGCTTGGATTAGAAACTGCAAAACACATGTTGCATGGAAAAGCCGCTTACCTATAATGGACTTAAGAGATAAAGACCAACCTTTACATGTGTGTGTTTGTGGTTCTACTTTGTGGAATGTAAAAGCAATGTTTGAAGATGGAGAAATATCTTTATACATGTTAGATATGGAGTGCGCCTTGTGCGGCAGTTTAGCAACTGCTCCAACGCCAATAGACAATGTTTAAAGGAACTTTAAAACCGTATCAACCCGAAGCAGTAGATAAAATGGTGAACCGTAAACGAATGCTTGTTGCATATGAAATGGGTCTTGGAAAAACCTGTATGACTATTGCAGCAATAGAAAAATTAAGAGAGCAGGATGAAGTAAAAGGGTCTGTGCTTGTAGTTGCTCTATCAAGTTTAAAATATCAGTGGGAAAAAGAAATACAAAAGTTTTCTAATGCAACTGTTACTGTTGTAGACGGTAGTAAATCAACAAGACTTTTGCAATATGACCGTGGATCTAAAAGCGATTATATAATTTGTAACTATGAGTCCTTGGTTAATGATTGGGACTCTATTAAAGACCTAAATCTTGGAGCCATAATCTGTGATGAAGCCACTGCCATTAAGGGATTTAGATCTAAAAGATCAAAAGCAGTAAAAAAATTATCTGAAAATATTCCGATTCGTTTTGCCCTTACTGGTACCCCAATAGAGAATGGTAAACCAGAAGAGGTGTATAGCATTATGCAATTTGTAGATCCAAAATTACTTGGAAGATTTGATCTGTTTGATCAAACTTTTATTGTAAGAAATCACTTTGGTGGTGTTC